CAATGCCAGCGTCTGAACGTCGAGAAACATTCCCTAGAAACCTACCGCCCCATCGCTGAACACCTGCAGGCAAAGCAGCAGCCGCAACGTTTGCAACCCCGCTCTTATAATCGCCACGCCGCACGTCGTCCCCAACATCAACACCAAGCAAAGCCGCAATAACACCCGGAAAGGGTAGCGCGGCAAAGTCCGCAGCAGCAAACTGGCGATGCCCTAAACCATCAGAACCGACAAGATTTCTGACTTGCCGTGACACGTTACGATCTTGACCACCATCAAGTTGACGCTGCAGCCAAATCGCCATTTCGTCGCGCCAAGATGGATCGAACGGACGCGCTTCCTGCTGCTCACGTCCACTACGACCATAGCCCCATTCGTCAGCCATAAATCCACCTCACGATGTCGGATTATCGTAAACGGTTAGAACGATACGACCAGCGCATGACGTGTTGTCGACAGTTGTGGTTGCCTCTAGCCAGACAGCCGATTTCTCGCCTATCTGGAGCGGTTGTTGTGGTTGCCAAATCACATGGTTCTCGATGGCGCCGTCAATGTAGTACGTGCCAAGCCTATATTTAGCATTGCTGACCGCGCTAAACGCCCATAGCGCCAGCGTTACAACCGGCTGCGTACCTGCCGCCAGCCGGATCACATCAGCATTGATATGGTCAATCAGGGCCTGGGCATCCGCTTTGACGTGGAATATCACCTGTTGGCTTGTGCCCTCACCCGTAGGCATCTCCGCCATGGTCTCGCCACCGGTCACAGCAGTGACGGTAATTGTCCCCTCGTTGGCAAGTGACGTTCCTGCACGATAAATCGCAATCCGGTTGATCCCGATCCATGATGATGTGGTCACAACTGGCGTTGTGCCTGTCAGTAGAACCACCTCGGTCTGATTTGCCCAATTCGCATCCACGCCATAGATGACAATGCCATGCGCACCCGTATCAGCATCCGCGTCGTCTACATCTGTGCTGACAATCGATAGCGTCGTGCCCGTTGTGCGCGGGGTAAATGTCCCGCCAAACGATGCCACCACCTCCGCCGCGCCAGTATCAACGTCCGTATTCCGCCCGAACTTGTGCCAGGTCTGCGCACCACTCCGGCGGCTTAACGCCGTTTCGTGATTGACGTTAGTGGACCGCACAGCAATCGCATCAGCATCAGCCGGCAGCGCTCTGTTTAGCGACAGATTAGGCTGTCTAAACTGTCCGAACTCAGTTTGTAGCCTGAAATAACTCTGCGCAGACGATCCATTGACGTAGCGAATCCTGCAGTATCGGCTGCCCTTAACGATGGAATGAAACTCGCCAACCCCTGCCGCACAGTCGAACGGAATGCTCGTATCCCAATTCGTCCCATCAATCGACAGGTCAACGTACAGCGTCCCGGCCACATCTGACTTGAGCGTGACGATGACATCAGTGTGAGGCGACAGATCAGCCGTCCCGGTAAACGTCGCATCACCTGCAAGCGGAGTCGACGTGGAATTAACCGTGCTGATCATGCCGGCCTCGTACGCGCCGTTGATCAGGAATTGCCCCGAAGAGCTCGTCAGGATGACGTTTTCAAACTTGTATTTGGCGTCGCTAAGCTCCGGCGTGATTGTCACGATTCGTCACCTGCCGCTTCGGCCTTTACCTCGCCTCTCACGTTGTAAGTTGGTGAAAGTCCTACGCTTTTCAGACTGGAATCAAACTCGTCACGGCTACTGAAACCCTTCGCAAAGGCTGCCCTAATTGCCTTGTCCACATCGGCAGTAGGTGCCCATTCCACAATGAACCGGTTGACCCTGGCAAAAACAGAAAACTGTTTTTTCTCCTTCAAACGAAGCGCGACCCGCCTTTTCTTTCTATTTGCAAGACGATACCGCCAGATCAAATGGGTTATCTCGTCCTTGGGCGTGACGTAATCCCCATTGCAGGCAATGTGACACGACTCACCCACAACGCGGCCATTCCTCCACACAACCCCGATTTTGCGTTTGCCTGAATCGGACACCATTATCACGCTCCTTTGTCGGCCGCGTTGGCCTTGGCTTCGCGTGCCTCATGCTCCTGCTCAGCCCGCTGCCTGCGAGCATCAATGTCCACAGCTGACAGCTCTTGCTTGGACCGAATGTCAAACACCTTGGCTTCCTGATCCAGCTCCATACTCTGCCGCTTCAAACTCAGTTCCATGTGCATCTTTTCAAGCTCAATCTGAGCCTTCTGCTGCGCCAGATCGACATCCATCATCTTCATGGCCTTGTCGATCTCTGCTAGCTCACGCTTCATCTCAAGCTCGGCCTGCATCTTGGCCATGTCGGCTTGCTGCTTTTGCTGGTCTGCTTGCGCCTGCATTTCCATGCGCTGCTGATCCATTTTGATCTTTTCAGCCTCCGGTGACGGCTTCGGCTCTTCAGGCTGTGCAGCCGCCTCTATCATCTGCTCAAGCGCATCTTCTGCCGACTTGCCCAGCTTGAATTGACGGGCAAAAGCCGCGTAAATCTGCACAATCGGCGCCTTCGCGCCTGGCTCAAGCTGCAGCACCGCTGCCATTGATTGCGCGTACTGTGCCGTACCCTGTAGGAACAGGCTCATTTGCTCCTGACTACGGGCAACATCAGCGCGGATTGTCGAGTCCGTCTCAATATCAATCCGATAGCCGCGCGTCATGTCATTCTGCAGCAGCTGGTGAACCTCCGGCGTCACCCGGATGCCTGTCATCATCGACAGCATTTGAGGCGTGAAATGATTGCACATGATCTCGGCCTTGATGCGCAACAGATCACGGCAGAAGTCCGAAACAGCGTTTTGCCGCTTGCTGAGACGCTGCGATCCAACCTGCGCCTTGATCTGCTGTGCGCCGAGCGTTTCGTTGGGGTTCGTCGCGCCGCGCAGCACGTCGCTGATGCCCGTGACCTCGTAAATTGTTTGTTTGGTCTGTTCGCGTTGGACATAAAGCTGTTGAAGCGCGGCTACGATCTCAGCCAACGGCCAGTGTGAAATCGCCTTGTCTAGCCCGCCGCCGCCCGTTGCAAACTGCGTTGCGTCGTCAGCCGCGATATATTCTCCGTCCTCGCAATCGCGCAGCTGCTCAAACATGCCTTTCAAGCGGCTGTCATACAGACCACGGACACGCAGCTGGCCGGTCAAAGCGTTGATCCGCTGAGTTGTCCGGTCCAACTCGACAACCAGCGGACGGTAAATCTCATATGGGCAGATCGGCACAAGTCCGCGCCGCTGCCGCAGCGGCATCATGGGCTTCGGGCAGGGGAAAAACTGCTCCAGCTTTAGCGGGTCGGGCTGTGGTTCTCCGAGATAGCTGTCGTCAGCATCGGTGACGAACACCACTGCGCCAGACCTTTTGTCCCAGATCTCCCACGCCCGGATGGTTTTCATCGTGCCAGTCGGTGGCGTGCCTGATTCGCTGTCCTTGCCTTGTGCGGATGGGTCGTTTTCGTGCAAGTCAAGCGTTTTGACCTTTTCATCGGTCACGCCAAGCTGGCGCAGATCATCCGCCGTCAGGTCATGTTCGAACCACACCCACGGGACGCGCTCCCATGTCGTGGCTGGACCATGGCCCCACTTGTCCCACGCCACGTGCTCGCATGTCACCGTCTGGTAGGCGACTGTCTCACCATCAATCTGCGGGTCGTAGCGGACGCGGACAGTACCGCGCCCCGCTAGCTCTCCATCCCGCACGCTCTCCGTGACATTGGCGTCAAAATCATAGCTATCGATCAGGTAGGACAAGCCGCGCTCGATAACGTCAACGGCCAACTTGCCGACTTGATCAGCATCCCCAAACCGCCGCCGCACGTCTGGAATGGGCGCGCTGTTGTAGAGGGCCGGCACCGTCGTCTCAATGTTGCTGTGCAGAATGTTAAACGTGGGCGGCGCCTCACCCATATCGCCGGCAGCAGATGCCTCATAAACCTCGATTGCCCGTCGTGCAGTCTTGAACCACCGTTCACACTCTTTCTTGTCGCGCTTTATCCGAGCAACCCAGACCTTGGGCGATGGCAGCATCCCGCGCACACGCTCAAGCTCTTCTTCGCTCTCGGTCTGCACGCCAGTTTCAAGGTTATCCATAGAGGCGCTTGGCTCTCTCTCGCTTCTTCATGTCTATCAACTCGCGCACGCTCATGTTGCTGACGATCCGGCCGTCTGGCTGGGCGATCAGCACGTGATGCTTCGGCTTCTCGGGTTGCTTCTGTTCAGTCAGTTCACGCCACGCCATGGCAAGGTATCTGAACGCATCCGCAGCGTGGCTCGTCCAGTCGTGGTACGGCTTGTCGTCAAATACGAGGTCGTCCTCGTCATACGCACTGCGATACTGCCTCAGCGCGTCAAGTCCGTATTCTGTGCGCTTAGCGTCGAAATAGCAGAGCGGCAGCGTTTTGCGGACAGCCGCAATTCCATCGTCCAGCTTGTGATTCGGCACCAATCGCGGCTTGCGACCCAGCTCCTGCAGCGTTTCAACGCGCGTCTTGCCTGTCCCCAGCTCTCGTACCCTTGCGTCGTGCGGAACCCAATCGTCTCCGTAGACATAGCCCTTGGCAGCAAGCAGCTCCGTGTAATGGGGCAGTCCGTGGCCATGGTTCTCGTAGTAGTCGACAACGCGAACCTCGTTTGCAGCGACCTGGAAAAACCATATCGCGGTGCTGTCGCCTATGCCCAGATCCCACGACGTGTGCACTGGCAATGTTGGATCAACAGCGACTTGCCTGATCCTGTTCTCCACCTTGGCCGCGTTAAGCTCTCGGACAAAATAAGCGCCTTCCCAGACTTCCCGAAACCCACCCTCCCAAATGTGGTCGTATAGTTCAGGCCTGTCCCGCATGTCGCGGGCTTTGGTTCGTTCAAGGACGCTCGGAAACCAGGGGTTGTCACGCCAGTTCAGTTCAGTGATTATCACCCGTGGGTCCGGTGCACTGTCCCTGAACCTCCTGTGTGTGGAGCTCCGCTTTGACTCCGGGTTCCACGTCACCCACAGCTCGCTGTCTTCCTCGCGAAGCGTCGGGATGAGCTTCACCCAGGCTTCATCAGTGACGGGCTCGGCTTCGTCCACCCAACACAGCAGGATGCGGGATTTTGACTTGATGCTGTCCAGCGACCGATCAAGACCGGCGAACTTGTAGCTTATGCGCCCGCTCTTGGTCCGGATAAACTTCTCGCCGATCTCAAAGTGGGCCTCTAACCACGGCTCCGACCTGATGGCTTCTTTGATCTCCTCCATCGAGCTATCATCGAGGGAGTTCATAAACTGCCGGCCACACAAGATGATGCCGCGCCGGTGCTGCAGATCCCACATATAAGCGCGGACGGCTG